TGATCCTACTGTATTTGTTCAACCAAGTGCATTGGCTTATGCGGCTCGTCCGTTTAAGTATTGGCGTGGTGATATCAAGTATCGGTTCGAAGTTGTTGCTTCAAATTTCCATCGTGGTAAATTTGCAGTGTTTTTTGAACCAAATATTGCACAGTCAGTTTTGATCAATACAGATTTGGATCTTAATAAGCAGTTTATTAAGGTCATTGATATACAAGAGACTCAAACGTTTGAAGTCTGTGTTAATTGGGCTTATCCCAAAGCTTGGGCACATAATATGATTGATGAAGATGCGATATCTTCAGTAAACGACTTTACGTCACTGTCATCTAAATTTGAGTGCACCAACGGCTTTATTGCGGTTTATCCGCTTACTAAGCTTCAATCACCAGACGATTCTTCGATTCCTATTAATGTTTATGTTTCTTCGGAAAATATGATGTTTAATGTGGCATCTCAACAGGATCTACCTATGAGTATAACTGCCGAGAGCTTGCCTATGGACAATGCTATCGTTCCTGAAACTTGTTTTCAGCTAAACCCCACAAATGTGACCACTCATCACATTTGTCAAGAGCATTTTGGAGAAATGCCTTTGTCTTTTCGGGCTCTGTTAAAGAGATTTGCAACGACTGCCACTATAACTTCTAGTTTTGTAGCGCAGTCTGGCTTATCTATCGACTTGCCCATTGTCCCTCTTTTGACTCCTAGTGAGTCCATAGACTTGGTTCCTCCAAACAATCCTTCTTTGTTGAATTATTTGCGACCATCGTTTTTAGCGATGCGTGGTGGATTGCGAAAGCGCATTCATTATGTGCTTACTGCTTCGAATACTAATTGGCATATGTCTGCCATTATGCTTCCACCTTCTGCAACAAGTGTTACCTCACCTGTCATTATTTCGACAACACAAGCTGTTAATGGTAATACAAACCTTGATGGTTTTGTACAATTTGTCCCTCATACTAATGGGGGAATTGAGTTTGAATTACCATTCTACTCTAACAACCTATATGCTTATGCATGTACGCTGGATCCTTTTGATAATTTCGATTCATCTATGGATCCTCTTGCTAATCGCAACTATCGTCTTACGACTGATTTTAATGCGACTGGTACTGGAGCGACTGTGTATGAGCAAACAGCTACTGCTGAGGATTTCACACTTATGCGATTTATCGCTTCGTGTCCTTATAATTTCACGCCTTCGGGGTGAGAGCGAGAAGACGCTATATAAATTTGAC